TTATAAAATTAACAGGTACAATAACAGGTAACTCTATTGTAACTGTACCAGATTCAATTGAAAAAGTTTATATCGTAACTAATGGCACATCAGGTGCTTACACTGTGCAATTTAAAACAGCATCAGGAACAGGTATTACTTTTGGTGTATCAGAAAAAACTACAAGATTAGTTTACTCTGATGGAACAAATCTTGTTGATGCAGGATTTGGTGGATCTCTTGATATTGAAGGTAGAGAATTAGTTTTAGATGCTGATGGTGACACAACTATTACAGCAGATACAGATGATCAAATCGATATTAAAATAGCTGGTGCAGATGATTTTCAATTTACAGCAAATACTTTTACAGCGCAATCAGGTAGCACAATTGCTGCACAAGCATTAACTGCAACAACTATTGTAGCTTCTAGTACAGTTCAAGGTACAACAATTACAGCAACAACAGCTTTTGTACCAGATGCATCAGATGGTGCAGCTTTAGGAACTTCATCATTAGAGTTTTCAGATTTATTTTTAGCGGATGCAGCAGTTATTAATCTTGGTGCAGATCAAGATGTAACACTAACTCACGTTGCTGATACAGGTGTGCTTTTAAATGGCGCTAATGTAATTCAGTTTAGAGATTCAGGTTTAACAATTGGATCTAATGCAGATGGTGATTTAGATATTGTATCAGATGGTACAGCAGTTGACTCTATTAATTTAGAATCTGCTGGTGGTATTACACTTGATGCTGGTACTGCAGGCAGTGGTATTATTTATGAAGATGATGGCACTGAAATGGCTCGTATTCATAATTCATCAAGCAATGTTATATTAGAAACAAAAGTTTCAGACGCAGATTTTTCAATTAAAGGTAATGATGGTGGTTCAACTATTACTCCTTTAACTTTTGATATGTCTGATGCTGGTAAAGCTACATTTAGTGGTAATGTAATTGTATCTGGAGATCTTACAGTATCTGGTGATGATATTACTATGGGTACAAATACTGCAGGTAACATTTTAGTTGCAGATGGTACAAATTTTAATTCAGTAGCAGTAGGTGGTTTATCAGAAATATCTACAGTTGCTAATGATGATGTATTTTTAGCAGTTGATACTTCAGGTGGTGGTCTTAAAAAAATTGCAAGATCAGCAGTAGTTGCAGGACTTGCTACATCAGGCGCAATATCAAATGTTGTAGAAGATACAACACCTCAGTTAGGTGGTAATCTTGATATGAATGGTGCAGATATTGTAACCACTTCAAATGCAACTATTGACTTAGCTCCTAATGGTACTGGAACAGTTGTTGTAAGAGGTAATACAAATTCTGGAGCAATAGTATTTAATTGTGAAAGTAATTCTCACGGGCAAAAAATTATTGCACAACCCCATAGTGCTGGTGTTACAAATGTAATGTTATTACCAGATGGAGCTGACTCAACTTTAGTATCTCTTGTTGCAACACAAACTTTAACAAACAAAACTTTAACTACACCAGTTATTGCAGAAATAGATTCTGGTTCTACTATTACACTTGATGCAACTACAGATATTATTCTTGATGCAGATGGTGCGAATATTACATTAAAAGACGGTGGTACAACTGTTCTTGATTTTGTATTAAACGGGGCAACAGATGTAACTTTAGATGCACCAGGCGATCTTAAATTTGATGCAGACGGAGGTGATTTTAATTTCTTAGATGGTGGCACAGAAATATTAAGAATATCTAACTCATCTAGTGATGTAATTATTAGACCAGTTGTTGATGCTAAAGATATTATATTTCAACAAGCAGATGGAACAGAAGTAGCTAGAATAGAAGACAACGCTACTTTTAATGTTGTAACAGGTAAATTAGCTATAAATGGTACAGCTATTACGTCAACAGCAGCAGAGCTTAATTTACTTGATGGTGTTTCTGGATTAGTACAAGCAGATTTAACAAAATTAGCAGCTGTAGATTCTACAGCAGCAGAGCTTAATATTGTAGATGGTGGAACATCTGCAACAGGCACAACAATAGTAGATGCAGATAGGGTTGTATTAAATGATAATGGTACAATGGTTCAAGCTGCAATGACTGATATAAAAACATATTTAAGTAGTGCAGGATTTAGTACGGATGACCCAACTGCACTTGCAATTGCTTTAGGATAATATATAAAACAAAAAAGGAGATAAAATATGGCAAATACGTTTCGAGTAGTGACTTTCGCAGCAGAACCAAACTCTGCGGGAACTCCGTATACAATGTATACGACGCCTTCAAGCACTACTACAGTAGTCATAGGTTTAATCTTAACTAACATCAACACAACTTCTGTTACAGCAGAAGTAGAACTGGTTAGTGATACGGCAACAACAGTCAACACTGGAGCCGCCGCAGCTAATGGTACAGCCTTTCTTGTAAAGGACGTGAACATTCCCGCGGGGAGTTCTTTAGAGGTCTTAACGGGAGGCAAAGTTATCTTGCAGACCACTGATGTACTTCGAGTTGATTGTTCGGTTGCAGATAAGCTTTCTGGCACGTTGAGCATTATGGAGATAACGTAAGATGGCCTATATTGGGAATCAGCCCACAGACAACTTCGTTACATTTGCTACGCAGAATTTTTCTACGTCGGCAACATCTTCTTATACTTTAGATCATGCAGTAAGTAATGAAAATGAAATTGCACTTTTTATAAACAACGTTAGACAGCATCCTGGATCTGGTAAAGCTTATACTGCTACAGGCACTGCTTTGACATTATCAGAAAATACAGCGTCAACAGATGTTATGTATTGTATTTTTTTAGGTAGAGCCATTCAATCTACAGTTCCATCAACTAACAGCATTACACCTTCAATGTTAGGTACAACAGCAGTTACAGCATTGACTGCAGGAACAGGAATTACAGGTGGAACAGGAACAGTTTATAAATCCGATGTTCAAAAATTAGGAGATATTTTTCATACAAGAATTTTAATTGACCTTACAGGTTTAGCTAGTTCAGGTAGTGGAGATATTATTGGAAAAGCTGCAACAGCTAATTCACATATTGGTCAGATAACTGCAGCAATTAATGGAACAGTTCTTGGTGGTAAACTAACTTGTTTAGAAGCACCAGCAGGTGGAGATCCAGATATTAATTTATGGTATGCAGATGAAGCAACAGGAACAGAAGATGCAGCTATTACAGGACTATCTAATCAAGTACAAATGTGTGATAGTGGTGATCTAGCATTAGGTTCAATGGTATCAATACCAACACCACCAGCAGCAGACAAATATATATACATGGTTACTGGTGCAGCAACCGATGCCAACTACACAGCAGGAAAACTATTAATAGAATTTTTTGGTTACGAATAGGAAGGATAATAGATGGCTCTTTCTAAAGTGGATTTTAATAACATAAACGTTACACCCGCAGCTAGTAAAAAACTTAAATTTAATTCTAGTGCCAATGGTTTTGAGACAGGAGACGTTGGTGGTAGTCTGGTTTTAATATCTACACAAACTGCATCAAGTTCATCTACAATATCTTTTACATCTGGTATTGATAGCACATATGATAGCTATGTGTTTAAGTTTTATGACATACACCCAGCTACAAGTAGTAGTTTATTTACTTTTCAAGCAGATACAGGAACTAATACTAATTATAATCAAACTATTACTTCAACTAATTTTAGAGCAAAACATACTGAAGCTGATGGTGGTACAGGATTAGAATATAGAACTGCTAGAGATCAAGCACAAGGAACAGCTTTTCAACAAATTTCAGAGGGAATAGAAAATGATAATGACAGTAGTTTAAGTGGCACTTTGCAAATTTTTTCTCCTAGTAGCGATACGTTTGTTAAACATTTTATTAGTAGATGTAATGGAATGATTGTAAATCCTGGCACACAAGAAACTTTTTGTGCTGGTTATTTCAACACAACAACAGCTTTAACAAGATTTCAATTTAAAATGTCATCAGGCAACATAGATAGTGGAGTAATAAAATTATATGGGGTTACATAATGGCAATATCTAAATTTAATTACAATAGTTTTAATGTGACACCTGTTGCAGGTGCAGCGTTAGCATTTGATGCAGATGCTGATGGTTTTTCAACAGCAACAGCTACATCAATGGTATTAATTAAAACTTTAACTGCAAGTAGTTCTGCTACTTTATCTTTTGTAGATGGTAGTTCAGATGTTGTTTTAGATAATACTTATCCTGTTTATATGTTTAAGTTTATTAATATTCATCCAGCTACTGATGGAACTGCTTTTTCTTTTCAAGGAAATTCATCAGGTGGTAGTGGTTATAATGAAACAATCACATCAAGTGTTTTTCAAGCACAACATAATGAATCAGGAAGTGCGTCTAGTCTAAGTTATGTTACATCAATGGATCAGGCAAATGGAACATCATTTCAACAAATAGGTTTAAGTGTTGGTAATGATAATGATCAAAGTTTTGTAGGATCTTTATTTTTATTTAATCCATCATCAACTACTTTTGTTAAACATTTTTCAGCTACAACACAAGAGTATTATAGTTCAAATTATTCAAAAAGATATTTTACTGGTGGATATTTTAATACTACATCTGCTATAGATGAAATACAATTTAAATTTGCATCAGGCAACATAGATGCTGGTACAATCAAACTTTATGGAATAAAGGATAGTTAATGGCAATATCTAAATTAAATTTTAACAGTATAAATGTAACTCCTTCTGCAAATGCAGCGATTGGTTTTGATTCAGGAGCCGATGATCTTGAAACAGGTTCAGGGGGTGGAGCTATGAAATTTATTAAAAAGCTAACAGCTTCTAGTTCTGCTACATTGTCATTCGTAGACGGAGCATCTTCTGTTGTTTTAGATTCTACTTATAAAGAGTATATGTTTATATTTAATAATATACATCCAGCTACTAATAATGCAAATTTTACATTTAACATGTCAATAGACTCTGGAAGTAATTATAATGTTGAAAAAACTACAACTTTTTTTTATGCTTATCAGGATGAGGGCGGTACTGCAACGGCACTACAATACAGAACTGATTATGATTTAACTGGTACAGGATTTCATATATTAGCTGCAGAAATAGGTAATGGCAATGATGAATGTGGTAGTGGTTATGTGCATTTATTTAATCCATCATCAACCACATTTGTAAAACACTTTATTTCAAGAGCTAGTCACTATCAAGGGTCAGACTATATGATAGATAATAATACTGCTGGATATGGAAATACCACATCAGCAGTTGATGCTGTTCAGTTCAAAATGAGTTCTGGCAACATAGATGCTGGAACTATAACCTTGTATGGAATCAGTTAATATGGTAAACAAATTAAAAGGAGTAATATAACATGGCCTATATTGGCGCTCAGCCTTCATTTGGTAATTTTCAAGCTTGTGATGCAATATCAACAAGTGCTACAGATACATTTAACTTAACTGTTGGTGGTGTAGCTATCAGTCCAGTTTCGGCCCAACACTGTTTGGTATCATTAAATGGTGTCCTACAGGCTCCCATATCATCCTATACTATTGTAGGCAGTACGATTGTATTCGCAGCAGCATTAACATCATCAGATTCCATTGACTTTATTACTGTCATGGGAGATACTTTAGACCTCGGTGTACCAAGCGATGGAACTGTAACAGAACCAAAACTTGCAGCTAACACTGGTGGTATTGTAGATTGGCAAGCAGTAGTTACTGGTGCAACGACAATGGTTGCAGGTCGAGGATATTTTGTTGATACATCTAGTTCAGCAATTACAATGACACTACCAGCATCTGCAGTTCGAGGTGACGAGGTGCACATAATAGATTACGCTGCAACAGCAGATACAAACAATATTACTGTTGGCAGAAACTCACACAAGATTCAAGGAGCTTCATCAGATTTAACGGTTGCAACAGAAAGAGCCGCTTTTACTCTTGTGTACGTTGACTCTACGCAAGGTTGGCTATTAAAGGAGAAGTAAGATGGCTAATTATAATGCTATCAAATACAACGGGTTCAGTAAAGGTACTCTCGTTTTAATCAAAACATTAACAGCTTCATCATCTGGCACTTTATCTTTTGTTGACGGTACGTCAGATGTTGTTTTAGATTCTACTTATAAAGAATATTTATTTATTTTTAATAATATACACCCAGCTACTGATAATACAGCTTTATCTTTTCAAGGAAACGCATCAGGTGGTAGTGGTTATAATGAAACTATTACAAGTACATTTTTTCAAGCCTATCATGATGAAGCTGGAACTGATACAAGTTTAGGATATAGAACTTCAGAAGATCAAGCACAAGGAACTGATTTTCAACAATTGGGATATGGTGTTGGTAATGGTAATGACGAATGTGCTTCTGGTTATTTACATTTATTTAATCCAAGTTCCACTACTTTTGTTAAACATTTTATTTCAACAGTTCAAGTTTACCACAGAAGCGATTTTTCTTATAATATGTATTCTGCTGGTTATTTCAATACCACATCAGCTATTGATGAAATACAATTCAAAATGAGTTCAGGCAACATAGACGCTGGAACCATACAACTATTTGGAGTATCATAATGGCAACATATCAAGATTCAAGATACAACATAGCTTTACCATCAGGATCAGGTGGTGCGTTAGTTCTTATTAAAACTTTAACAGCTTCATCGTCTGGTACCTTATCTTTTGTTAATGGTTCATCAGATGTTGTATTAGATAATACTTATAGAACATATATTTTTAAATTTATTAATATTCATCCATCTTCAGATGGTAATCGCTTTCTATTTCAAGGTTCTATTAATACTGGAAGTGCTTATGGTGTTAATATTACATCCACATTTTTTAAAGCATTTCATAATGAAGGTGATTCATCAACAGGTGTATCTTATGATGCTAATAATGATTTAGCACAAAGCACCAATTTTCAACAATTAAATTTGGATGCTGATTTAGGTGCAGATAATGATCAGGGTTTAAGTGGAGAATTACGTCTTTTTAATCCAAGTAGTACAACTTTTGTAAAACATTTTATGGGAACTAATAATTTTAGTCATTCAGGAGATTTTACAATTCAATGTTTTATGGCTGGATATTTTAATACTACTTCAGCTATTGATGCAATACAATTTAAAATGAATTCTAATAATATAGATAGTGGTACAATTAAACTTTACGGGATAGCATAATGGCAACATACGCAAGCATAAAATATGACATGGATTTATCATCAAACGCTACAGGTACAGGTGGTATGACTTTATTATCTACACAAACAGCGTCAAGTTCAGCTACAGTAGATTTTACAAGTAGTATAGATTCTACTTACAAAGAGTATTTGTTTAAATGTTTTAATTTACATCCAGCTACTGATGAAGTTAGTTTACAATTTCAAGTAGATACTGGAACTAATACTAGCTATAATCAAACTATGACAACAACAGCTTTTCAATCTGCACATGCTGAGGCTGATAATGATACTTCTCTTGAATATAGAACAGGGTTAGATCTAGCACAATCAACAAGTTTTCATAGTCTTTCAAATGTTATTGGAAATGGTAATGATGAATGTATATCTGGAACTTTAAGTTTATTTGATCCAAGTAATACAACCTTTGTTAAACATTTTACAGGTCAATTTTCAGGTTATGGTAGTGGAAATTATAATTATAATAGTTTTTCAGCAGGCTATGTTAATACCACAACTGCAATAACAAGAGTAAGATTTAAATTTAGCAGTGGCAATACAGACGCTGGAACAATAAAAATGTATGGAGTATCATAAATTATGGCTATTAAAGTTGCAGTAAACAGAGCATTAACAGCAATCACAGCGTTGCCCACAGCGGCAGCCTTGACTGATGGTAATTTGACTTTGCTTACAACAGCAACAGCATCAAGTAGTGCAACATTAGATTTTACAAGTAATATAAATTCTACTTACGACAGTTACGTTTTTAAATTTATAGATATGCATCCAGCAACTAATGATGTAACTTTTGGGTTTCAAGCAGATACTGGAACTAATACAAGTTATAATCAAACTTTAACTACAACTTTTTTTCAAGCTAGGCATGCTGAAGCTGGTACGTCATCTTCTCTTGCATACACAACTAATAGAGATCACGCACAAGGTTCGGGTTTTCAAACATTAATTTATGATGTAGGAAATGGCAATGATGAAAATTGTTCTGGAGAATTACATTTATTTCAACCAAGCTCTGCAACATTTGTAAAACATTTTATGTCTAGAGCAAGTAATTATGGTCAAGCTAATGAAGCGGCAGATTGTTTTGCTGCGGGATATTTTAATACTACAACAGCTTTAACAAGAGTTAGATTTAAAATGTCATCGGGTAATACAGACGCGGGAACAATTAAAATGTATGGAGTGGGGCCAAAACAATCATGATCATAGGCGGACCAGCATTAACAAAATACAACGATAGATCTCTTAAAGATTTAACTACAGCTCCTGCATCAGCACCAAGTTCTCCAGGTGCATTAGTGCACATTAAAACTTTAACTGCTAGTTCTAGTTCTACATTGTCATTTGTAAATGGTGCCTCTAGTGTTGTGTTAGATAATACTTATCCTATTTATAGATTTGAGTTTATTAATATGCACCCAGCTAATGATACCCAAGAATTTCAATTTAACATGAGTGCAGATAGTGGAAGTAATTATAATGTCACTAAAACCACAACATATTTTAGAACATACCACAATGAAGCTGATTCTTCTGCAACACTTCTTTATAGAACAGGGAATGATTTAGCACAATCAACAAATTTTCAAATGTTGGCAGATGGAGTTGGAAATGGTAATGATGAATGTTGTTCTGGAACTTTACATTTATTTAACCCATCAGACACTACTTTTACAAAATACTTTACAAGTAGAATTTCTGCTTATGAAAACAATAATGGTATTAGAGATAATTATTGTGCTGGATATGGAAACACAACATCTGCTGTTGATGCCATACAATTTAAATTTGGAAGTGGAAACATAGATGCTGGAACAATTAAACTTTATGGAATAAAGGACGCATAATGACATTACCTGCAGACAAATTAATTACAATAAATGATAGAGGAGCTAGATCAGCGACTGCTTTTGGATCTCTTGAAGCTAGCGGTGGTAATATGGTATTTATTAAAAAGTTAACTGCTAGTTCTAGTGCAACTTTATCTTTTGTTGATGGAGCAAGTTCAGTTGTCCTAGACTCTACTTATAAAGAATATTTATTTACTTTTAAAAATATTCACAATGCAACTGATGATAAATTATTACAAATGAATATGAGTGTAGATAGTGGTTCTAATTATAATGTAACTAAAACTACAACTTTTTTTCATGCTTACAATGCAGAGGATGGCTCAGAGGGTACTTTTCAATATGATGCAAATAGAGATATAGCACAAGACACAGGGTTTGCAACCATAACACAAGGAGTTAATGCTGATAATGATCAATCTGTTAATGGAACTCTACATTTATTTAATCCATCAAGCACTACATTTGTTAAACATTTTATTTCAAGAATAGCACATACAGCAGGTGGTTATGGTAGAGATAGTTATGCTGCTGGATATGGAAATACAACATCAGCAGTTGATGCCATACAATTTAAATTTGATAGTGGCGATATTGAATCTGGAGATATTTGCCTTTACGGAATACTATAATAATGATACATAAACACAAAGGAGAAAACTATGCCAAGATATCATAATATAAACGGTAACAAAGTACAGTTTACAGCAGCTGAAGAAACAGCTAGAGACAACGAAGAAGCAGCTTGGGCTAATGCTGCCCCTGCTAGAGCTTTGGCTGATCTAAGAGCTAAAAGAGATGGTCTTTTAAAAGCATCTGATTGGGAAATTGTATCTGAGCTTGAAAAAGGTAATGCTATATCAAGTGATATGAAAACCTACAGACAAGCTCTTAGAGACTTGCCTGCAGGTAAAGATACTGTTGCTAAATGTACAGACGCTACGTGGCCAACTAAACCGTAGTACAGCATAGGATCACACTATGTTACAAAAGGTAAAGTTTGCACCTGGATTCAATAAACAAGTTACATCAACCGGTGGCGAGAGCCAATGGGTTAATGGTGATAATGTTCGTTTTAGATATGGTACACCTGAAAAAATAGGTGGTTGGTCTCAATTAGGATCTGTTCAGATAACAGGTAGAGCTACAGCTATTCATCATTTTGTAAATACATCAGGTATTAAGTATGCAGCGTTAGGTACAAATAGAATTTTATATGCATACTCTGGTGGTATATTTTATGACATACATCCAATTAAATCTACAACCACTTTAACAAGTGCATTCTCTACAACTAATGGATCAGCAACTGTAACTTTAACTTTTTCATCAGATCATAATATTAATAAATTTGATATTATATTATTAGATAACTTTACCTCTATTACTAACTCTGGTTTTGTATCAGGTGATTTTACAGACAATAAATTTATGGTAACTTCAATACCAACAAGCACTACTCTTACAATAGAAATGGATTCTAATGAATCTGGATCAGGCGCATCAACATCTGGTGGTATTAGAGTTAAACATTATTATCCTGTTGGACCAGCAGTTGAGGTTGCATCTACAGGTTGGGGCCTTGGATCATGGGGCGGGCAACAAGCAGGTCAGTTTACATCAACATTATCATCATCAATAAATACAAGTGTAACATCATTAACAATGGCTAGCTCAACTTCTTTTCCGTCTTCAGGAACAGTATTAATTGGATCAGAATTAATTACTTATACAGGTAATAGTGGTGGAACATTATCAGGATTAACAAGAGGTGCAAATGGTACAACAGCTGCATCACACTCATCAGGTGCAACAGTAACAGATGCATCTAATTTTTTTGCATGGAATGCTGCAGCGTCAGGAGATATTGTAACTGCACCAG